TATGCGTGTAAACCCGGCAGAGGCTTTTTTCTATCTGCCTCCAGTTTTTTGTCTTCTACTCGTTTAAGAGTGGTTCTTTCAATTCGGTGTCTCAAGGTTGTCTCTGAGATATGTTCAGTTACTCCTCCCAAAGACACATGCGTATTGTTTATTTTAATTAAGTCTGTCTTAGTCGTACGCCATATCCTAGCCACATGCTCTAGTTGTAATAAGACTAGCTCATTCACTTTATGTGGGTCGGCATTACGCTCAATTAATTCACGCTTGCGTGTAGAAATAGATTTGATGACTGCCTGCAGATCATTAGGAGTAGTCGACTCAGTTGGTCCATGTACGAATGTTGAAACGCCCCGCGCTAAGTATTGAGTGCCACTTCCTGTTTTATGATCCACTCTAAGAAATTCCGCTATCGCACCTAGGTAACATTTATTCTTTTGAAAACGTATATTCAGACGTTTTGCCCCACGCTGTAATGTCTGTACTTGTGCTATAGTCTTCACCCCAGCTAATACATCATCTCCATTGTGGGTAGTGGCGATGCTTATACCCCCTAAAGCCTCTTTAGTGTATACAGCATTTAAGATTGTGTTCATGAATGTGGTAAGACGCCAACCAGACAGTAGTGTACCAGCCACTTTGTAGTCACCTGCTTCAGCTTTTATAGTACAATCCTCTAGTGATTTAATTAGCCAAGCCATTGCCTTAGTTTGATCATCAGAAAAGTCTTGTCTGTATATCGTCCAATATGCTTCTAGTACTGCCTGCATACTAGATACTGAATGTTGAGAGTTGAAATCTTCAAAATCAAAACAATAAGGTACACCATTCTTAAGTACTTCGGAAACTGTTTTGGTAACATTACTAGCTGTAGCTGTAGGTCCTATGGGGAATAAAGGTGAAATCACATGCTCACAACCTATCATTGCAAACCCAGATATAATAAAATTAGTGGCATCTACACCGTAGATAGCTCTCTGCTTTCCCCATTCATATTTGACAGACGGCCAAGCCACAGTACTAGGATGACGTGACAAGAAATGATCTACATCGTACTCTGGCATGGCATTTAGTGAAAATAGCTTATTGCGCATCTCACGAGACTCAGACTTGAACTTCATATCTTCCTCATACTGTGAGTGGTAAGCTCCAGTGGGTGCCCA